GCCACGCCAACACGCGCCCCTTAAGAAACCGGCGAATTCTTTTTCGCGTCGTCGAGTCGTCGAGCTCGGCGCCGTGTCTTTCGTCGAGCAAGTCGAGAGCTCAAGCGAAATTATTTCTTCTTCGCTCGGCCGAGCTCGCCGCGTTGAGTCGACTCGATCGCGAACGATCGCTCGCTCGACTCGATCGAGTCATCACAACGAACCTCGACGAGCCGAGCAAGCGAGCGAGCACAGAGCCCGGGCCCATGCCGGGCCGGGTGCCCGGGTATCCCCCCGGTATCGGGTACCGGGTTGCCCCCCCCGGGTGGGTGGGTGGGTAGGTAGGTACCCCCCGGTATCGGTACCCGGTACCCGGCCCGGGCCCGGGGTACACAAGCCCGGGCCCGGGTCTCGGTCTCAGTGATCCCGGCCGGCCGGGACGTCAGCCCGCCACCATGGTCGGCGCCGGGGCCGCCGCCGGCGGTAGGCCACATGCGCAACCGTGGCCCCGAGCCCGAGCCCGAACGCCACGAGGAGAGCGAGACTCACGGGCCGAGCTCGGCCGGCGGCCATACGGCCGAACCGTGACAGAGCGGGCAGGCGCCGAGCCGATCCTCGATCGTCGGGTCGGCGAGCTGAAGCGTGAGCTCAGGCCGGCGCCCGGTGCCGTGGCAGAACGGACACTCGCCAGCGAGTAGGTGATCGCTCGGTTTCACAGGCCGACGTCCTGGTCGAACGGCCCGCCGATCGCCTCGGCCCGGCGATCGAGCGCATCGCCGGCGAGTACCTCGACCGCCACCCGGAGGCGCCCGAGCTCGGCCACGAGCTCGCCCAGTAGAACCACGATTTCGCCCATGAGCTCGTAATAGCGCGCCGTCGTCGTCGTCACGGGAGCCACCTACGGGAGCGCTCGCCCGGGTCGCCGAGCCTCGGCGCCGGTTTGCGATAGCCCCGTTGGGTACCGTCGCCCTTCGCCGCGTTATGGAATCGGCAGAGCCCTTGCAGGTTGCCCGGCTCGTCGGTACCGCCGAGCGAGCGGGCGAGGATGTGATCGACCTGCTCCCACGGGGCGAGGCACCCCGGCCAGGCGCACGAGCCCACGCCCCGCGGCCCTTGCTCGCCCTCGACCGCGGCGAGCCTCGCCCGGCCGGCGTACGTGTCGCGGGTGGCGCCTCGGTAGCTCATGCCACGTGCCGCTCGTGCTCGGCCAGGGCCCGCGGCAAGGTCGGCCGTAGGGCCCACCATCCACACACACACGCCACGCCCCACCCCGCAGGGAGCTCTAGCACCTTGACGAGCTCGTGCTCGCTCGGTTTCACGACGGCGCCTCTAGGACGATCACGGAGCCCGGAGTCAGAATCACGCACGGGCGCCCGGTATCGCCGTCGTAAATGCACACGGAGCCGCCCTCCTCGCGCACCTGCTCGGCGTGCGCCCCGGCCGCCGCCTCGACGAGCTCCATACAGCCGAGCATGGCGCGTTGGAGCTCGGCGCCGTTCTCGTCGAATACGACCGCCACGAGCCCGCCGGGACACGAGCCCGGGGCGATAGTGAGCTTCACGAGTCGAACGCCTCACGGATGATCTGTGCCGTCCGTGTGCGGTTCGTGCCCGGCGCCGGCCGTAGGACGAGAACGAGCGCCGCCACGCCCACGACGGCCCGAGAAGAATCGGGAAACTCGACGAGCGCCTCGATCCCGTTCGACTCGATCACGAGCGCGTAAAGCCCGACGTGATCGCCCTCGATAACTCGTACCTCGTCGCCGGTTCGCAAAGCCCAGTTATCCACCGCGTCGTCCCCAACTTTGTCCACAGTTAGAAACTCGCGCGGGACGTAACTGGACGAAACCGTCCTACTTGGTCCTGCCTCAGCCACCTTTTCCACAGAGGAGGCGCGCCCCTATTACCGAAAGGCTTTTTAAGCGTTTCGGTAATTCCAAAAAGGCAGAGCCTCACGATTTCCGAGCCCGCTTGTGGACGAGCGACGGCTCGCTCGCCGCGATGAACGCCGGCGCCGCTCTAGTCAAGGCGGATTTGCGTTCTAAGCCGTCGAGAGCCTGTGGGCGCACATGTGGGCGCACGGGCGCCACGGGGCGAACCTGAGCGACCACGGGCTCGTGTGCGTTCAATCCGGCGAGCCGCTCGATCTCGCGTAACAGGGCCCGGCGCGACACGCGCCACCGGGCGCCGATCTGAAACGCGCCCGGGAGCCGGCCCGCCCGAGCTCGCCGGCGAGCGCTCTCGTAGGAAAGCCCGAGCCAGCGCGCCGCCTCGTCGAGCCCGATCGTCGGCGGAACCTCGTCCCGGCTCACGCCACACGCTCGTTCAAGAGCTCGAGCGCCCGGCGCGCCCATGCGTCACGCTCGGCGAGCAGGATCGCCCCGAGCTCGGCCGGTACGGGCCGAGCCTCGGCCACGATCGAGCGCACCCGGGCGAGATCGCTCTCGGTGAGGTAGCCGAGGCCACTCACGCCACACGCTCGCCGGTCGGCGCCATCGGCGGGAAGAGTGCGAGGAGCGGGACGTCGAGCACCCGGGCGAGCTCCATACGGTGCCGCTCGGCGATTTCCCGCTCGCCCGAGAACCATCGGCTCACGGCCGACTCGCTCACGTCGACGAGCTCGGCGAGGTCTCGGCCGTTGAACCCTTGCCGGAGCGCCTCGGCCTTGAGCCGGGCGCCGTAGGCCTCGGCCCGAGTGCTTACCGGGCTACGCCCCCCCCCCCCCCCGCCCGCTGGATGGTGGCGCCTGCTTACGGGATCGCTCATGGCGTCCCCCCTTTTTCGATTGTCCCGACCACATAGCGGTACCGCCTGGTTACCTGCCCGTCAAGTGCAACGAACAATTCGCTCTTGACCTCCCATCAAGAGCGAGCCCGCGAAATGGCGTGTGCCCGGCGTGTGCCCGGCGCGGCATCACGCGACCAGGACTCCCAGGTCAGAGGGTAGGCCTGAGCAGGGCCGTTAAGGCTATTTCAGCAGGTAGAGGGATTTCGCTCGACACTGGCAGTCAAGAGGTTCGTGGGTTCAAGTCCCATCGCCTCCACTCTGACCAGGGGAAACACCCCAAAATGGTCACCCCGCAAAATGAGCGGGTGCCCGGCGTGTGCCCTCCTCGCCGCTAATGGTCTAAACTTGACTCCATGTCAGGCACACGATCCCCCAAGCCATCCGCCCGCCCGCTCCCGCCCGGGATCACACACCACCCGCGCGGCGGGTACCGAGTCGTGGCGAGCTCGACCATCGCCGGCGACCGGCGGCGCCTCGTGCGCGTCGAGCGCGGCGACCTCAATGCCGCCAAACGGTTGCAACGTAAGTTGTACGACGAGCTCGGCGAAGCGCTCGGGATCGACGGCGCCGGCGACTCGCTCGCCGCCCTCTGTGCCCGCTACGTCGACGACCGCGAGCGCCTCGGCCGGGCCGCGAGCTACGTCGCCGAGATCCGCCGCAAAGTCGCCCTCCTCGCCGAGACCGCCCTCGGGCGCCGGCCGGCCTCTCAGGTCAGCGCCGGCGACCTCGATGCCCTCTACGCCCGCCTCGACCGTGACGGCCTCGGCGCCTCGGGTATCCGCGCCTGGCACGCCCTCATTTCGGGCGCCTTCTCGGCCGCTCTCCGGTGGGGCGAGCTCGACCGCAACCCGGCCAAACAGGCGAGCCCGCCGGCCGAGCCCCGCCCCACGGGGATTGCACCCGAGCCCGAGCTCGCCCGCCGTTACCTCGATGCCGTCGAGCGGGCCGAGCCCACGCTCGGGGCCCTGCTCCGCGTCGCCGGCCTCACGGGCGCGCGCCGGGGCGAGCTCTGTGCGGTTCGTTGGAGCGACGTCGACGTCGAGCTCGGGACGCTCTCGATCGCCCGCTCGCTCTCGTCGCCCAAAGGCAAGCGCTACGCCGAGGGAGCGACGAAGAACCGCCGCAAGCGGACAATCCCGCTCTCGCCCGAGGCGCTCGCCGAGCTCGTGGCGCACCGGGCCCGACGTGAGTCGCTCTGTCTCGCCGCCGAGGTCGAGCTCCGCCCGGCCGGGTTCGTGTTCGGGCCCGACGATTTCCCGCACGGTTCCAAGCCCTACCGCCCCGATTTCGTGAGCAAGAAATCACTCGCCATCGCCCGGGACGCCGGCCTCCCGGCCAACGCGTGCCACCCTCACGGCCTTCGCCACTACTTCGCCACGCGAGGCACCGCCGGCGGGGCGAGCGTGCCCGACATGGCGAGCTATCTCGGCATGGACCCCCGCGTGCTCGTGAGAACCTACGCGCACGCCGTCGACGAGACACAACGGGCCGCGGCGATGAACGTCGGGCGAACACTCGCCCGGTAGCATCCGAGCGCGGCAACGCATCGGCGCCCGTGTGTCTGACAATGTGCGAAGCGCCGGTGAGAGGCGCCCGGGGACAAGGGGACAATCCCGTTCTCCCGGGCGCCTCACCGCGTTTCTACGGATTTCTACGGATTTCTACGGCTCTCTAGCGCGGCCCACGGCCGAACACACGCCACATGAGCGCGGTTACCGCGCCGGCGAGTGTGCCGAGCCCGATCCCGAGCGCGAGCCACTCGGCCGACGTGAGCACGAGCTCATGCCCGATCTGGTCGGCCGTAGAAGCCGGCCGAGCCGAACGCGAGCACGCCGCCATCGCTCGCAAAGAGCCAGTAACCATCGGTGCCCCGCCCGGCGATCCCGATGATCTCGCCGGTCACAACGTCGGGATCGAACCCACCGCCCTGATACTGCGCATCGCCGAACGCGCCCACGGCGCCGTCGCTCGTCGTCGTCCAGTAGCCCCCGCCCGTGCTCGTGCTCGCGATCATGTTTTGCCCCTTTCGTTGCGCCGGCGCCGGTGCGCCGCCTCGTGCCGCTTGTGCGATGACGTCGCCCATCGGGAACCCGGGCCCACAGTCCCAGTGTCCGCCGCCCGCGGCGCCCAGGTCGACGTGCTGGCACACGCCGGCCGCGCCGCCCTGTGCCTCGCCGGCCGAGAGCGCTCGGGTCGGGATACCGAACCGCCCACACTCTTCGCGAACCCACTCGGCCGCATTGAGCAACATCGCCGGGTGACGGTCCCACTCGGCCCGGTCCCACTCGGCCCACGCACAGAGCTCGGCCGCGACCGAATACGGATTGGCGTTGCCTTGCGTCCACGCCTTATATCCCGGCGGAACGTATTCGCCCACGGTCCCGGCCTCGTCGTCGATCCCGACGTGTGAGCTCACGCCCGAGCGCGGGTTCGCAAAGACATTCCCGAGCTCTTGGTAGGCGCCGGGCCCGGTCGGGCCCTGTGCCGTGTGGAGCACGACGAGGCGCACGCCCGCACCGCCCCGGGTCGAGTAGTTCGGCGAGGGGATCGCTACCCGGTTAAGAGTCATCGCGGTCCCTTCTCGCGTGTCGAGCGTGCTCGTCCTCGTCGCGGGCCCACGGTTCGCCGGCGCCCTCGGGCTCGTCGCGCGGTCCCGGCCACTGGCGCCACCGGGCGAGCGCGGCCTCGATTCCGTCGTCTCTCATTAGTGCCCCCACGCGATCCACGAGAAATTGAACTGCGTATTCGCTTGCCCGCCATGCGGCGGGTCTTTGGCTGTCGGCATAATGGCGAAGTGTGTCGCGCTGCTCGCCGCGTCATTCGGGTTCCACTCCCAGACGCCGCCGCCCGCGTCGCCGACCGGGCTCGCGAGCACCCCGAGACAGGTAACCGGGAACGGGACCGCGAACGGGACCGTCACGTACCCAATGCCGTCCGAGGTAAACCACGTCGGTGGCGCCGCCTTGAGAATGACGCCGTTACCGTCCGCGTCCGAGGTCGGCGACGCGCTATGCCATACGGCGCCGTTGTGCTCCTCAAGGTGTGGGATCACGCCGGCGCCCGGCGCGATCACGACGAGCTGCCCCATGAGCTCGGCCGGCGTGAACCCGGCGAGGTCGGCGTCGCGGTCGGCCGTGTTGGCGTAGCGCCGGACCACCGTATCGGCGACGGCCTGGCCCCACGTCTCCTCGATGGTCTCCTGATACTGCGGTCGGTTCGGGTTCGGCATGCTCGATCCTCTCGGTTATGCGGCCCACTCGGACACGCCCCACACGGCGCGGCCCCACGTGCCGCCGACCGTCGCCTCGTACGCCTTGAGGTGAACCGTCCACTCGTCGGGCGATATGTGGTGAGAGTAGGCGCCCACGAGGTAGAGCCCGCCCCACGGCGCCGCGCCGGTATAAGAGACCTCGGCGAGCTCGCCGATCGCCACGAGCACGAGCTCGGCGCTCTCGTCGTCGTGAACGGGAATCTCGCACGAGTCAATGAGCTCGGCCGGGTTCGCCGTGCGCTTGAGCTCGCCGGCGACGAGCTCGACGGCCTCGGTTTGGCGCATGTTCAAGAGGTCGGTTCGCACGCTCGCGTTACGCCCGTAGCGCCGGACGCTCTCGCTATGGGTCGCGGTCGCGTGGACGTCGCCCGCCTGGTTGGCCCAGTCGTAGACATTGAGCACGCCGGCGACGTTCTCGATCAGATCGAGCACGCTCGGGCAGACGAACCCGGGCGCGGTCCCGATGTGATAGGTCGGGTCGAGTTGGCTCGGGTCGAGCGAGAACGTGCCATGCCGGTAACGAATCGTGCCGTCGCCCGCCGCCCACAGTGAACCGCCGACCGCGCTCGCCGCCGCCCCGCGGGCCGCGTCGAGCCGGCTCCCTACCTTGTCGACCGGGGCGAGCTCGGTTATATCGTCGTCCAGGTCGCGCAGCTCGCCCGGGAACGAGGCGCGGTCGAGGAGCTCGTCGAGGCGCTCGGCCGTGCTCTGTGCCGGTAATGGCGTGCCGTCGTCGCTCCCGAGCACGCTCCCGAGCATGTCAATCGCCTTGACGCTCGTCGTCGGCTCGGAGAACGAGCCGACCGCGTTCGCCTCGGTCACCTTGCCGTAGAACACGAGGCGCGAGCGGTCGCTCGCCATGTGGCGCACCCGCACCCGCACGAGGCGCCCGAGCGCCGAGCGGGCGCCGCCGATCGCATACTCGCCGGCCGGGTCGTAGAGCACGAGCGAGCACGTCCCGACCTCGCCCGGGTCGTCGATCCCGTTTCGCCCCGTGTCGATATCGAGCGACTCGATAGCGGCCGTGACGACGAGCCAAGAGCTCGGCGTCGTATAGCCCGAGCCCCACTCGCCGACTCCCCACACCGCGCCGCCGGCCTGGCCCACGCTACCCCACTCGCCGCCGCTCGCCTCCCACGAACTCACGGTCCCGAGGTCGACCGCGACCTCGGCCCACGGCGCCCACACGGACGCGGCGAGGTCGGGCGAGCTCACGGGCCGACCAGGGCTGAGAGCCGGCGCCGCCCGTTCGCCGCCGCCCACGTTTCGAGCGCGCCCACGATGCGCCGGCCGGCGAGCATGGGATCGCCCACGTCGCCCGTAAACGTGATCGAGGGAGCGAACACAACCGGGGCGAGAGGATTGACGCCGGCCGAGCTCGCCGCGGGCGCTCCCGGCGCGCTCACGCCGAGAATGTTGAGCCCGGGAATGTGAGGAATGTGCGAAAGGAAATTGCCGATCGCGCCCGCGGCGTCGCCGACCTTGTCCACGACTTTCTTTATCACGTCGAGCACCGCGCTTACGGCCTTGTGCACCGCGTCCCACGCCTTCCCGAAATTCTCGATCGTGAGGATTGCCACGCCGAGCGGGCCGAACAATGCGATAAGCGGGCCGAGCTTGTCGATCACCTTTTGGACCCACGCCCACCCATCCTTGAACCATTGAACGAGGTCGCCCCAATACTTGATGATGATGATGACCACGACCACGAGCGCGAGCACGCCGGCGGTAATGGCGATGATCGGCCAGAGCGCCGCCCAGGTTGTTACCCCGAAAATGCCCGCCGCCGTCGCCGCTACCGAGAACGTGAGCGCGAGCAAGCCGAAAATAATCACGATCGCCACGAACGCCGTCTTATTTTTCGTCGCCCAATCGGCGAGCGATTGCACGATCGGCATAAGCGTCGTGAGTACCGGGATGAGCGCTAGGCCGATCTGCTCGGTCAGGTTGCCCATCGTCGCGTGAAACTCGCCCATCGTCGTATCGGCTCGCCCGCCGTACTGTTTCGTCTGGTCGAGAAACTGATTCAGTACTTCGGTGGCGCCGGCCGAGGTACTCGTCGCGTTAGCGACGTCGGCCTCGGTCCCGAGGCGCGCGAGGTTCGCATCGTTCACGCCCTTTTGTGCGTCGCTCAATCGCTTGTGCTCGGCCGCCGTCAGGGACGTTTTCCCGGCGAGCCCGGCCTCGACCTCGGTCAAGTGCTCTTGTGCCTTCGCCTGGTCGGCCGTCGCCTTCTCGACGTGGCCTTGTGCCTTCGCCATGTCGGTCGCCTTGCCGGTGCCGGCCTCGATCTGGACGCCGTAGTCCTTGAGCCCCGCGGTTCGGCCCCGCATCGCCGTTTCCACCTTGCCGAGAACCTCGTCGACGTCGACGCCGAGCACCTTCGCCAGATCGGCCGAGCGATTGACGAGCGCTTCGGAGTATTTCGCCGCGTCCTGTTGTGAGAGCCCGAACCCGGTGAGCGAAACGCCGACCTTCGCCGCCAGATTGTCGGCCTCGCTCGCCGTCATGCCGAACGCCGCCGCCGCCGTTTCGCCCCACGCCTTCACGCCGTCGCTCGCGTCGCCGAATACGAGCGTTACGTTCTTCATCGCGCCCTTGAGTTCCATACCCGAGGCCAGCGCGGTTTGCGCCCACCCCAATATCTCTTTGGTCGAGAAGGCGCCGGCGAGCGACGCCCCGACGCTCTTCATCGTCCCGCCGAGCCCTTGCGCCTTCTCGTCGACCGAGGAAATACCTTTCGTCGCTTTGGCGACGTCGGTCAGAATCTCGATGGTGAGACTCGTCGCCACCTAGCGCGCCGCCCGTTTCTCGTCGTCGAGTACCTCGCCCATCGCCACGAGCTCGCCGAGCGTGAGCCCGCGCAAGGCAACGGGCGAGCATCCCCACACCCGGGAGAGCCGCACACGGAGCCCGGTCACGGTACCGCCGTCGCTTGGCCTTTTGGGATGAGCCCGCTCGCCGCCTCGATGAGCTCGCCGAGTGTGGCGATCTCCCGGTCGGGATCGACGAGGCGCACGAGCTCGCGCATCGTCCCGATCGACCACTCGCCCGAGGCGAGCTCGTCGATCACCTTTCCGAACGAGCGCCCCGTCCGTTGCTCCATTTCTTCTAACGCGTCGATAGAGATACCGGCGAGTGCGGGCGGGAGCTCGGCCGGCGCGGTCCCGTTGTTGCTCGTGCTCATCGTTCGGCCTTTCTACACATTTTGTCGACGCCTTCTCGATATTTCGCCTCGGCGCCCGCCGCCGATGCAGCGAGCGCGTCCTCGGCGAAATGCTGGCCCTCGATGTGGTGGGAGGCGTCGCCGTAATTCTGGACGCCGGCATAGTCGAGCGACGAGCTCGCGCTCGCCTTGTCGGGCGAACCGCTCGCCACGAACGAGCCGGCGAGTCGGCCGCTCCTGACCGGCGCCCGAGAGCGCACGGCCGAGACCAGATCGCGGGCGACGTCGCCGTTGATCGGCGTCATATCCTCAAGGTCGCCCTTGAGCCCATCGAGCGAGCGGGAGAGCTCGGGCAGTCCCTTTACCTCGATATCGGCCACGAGATCACGGTACGGCCGGTGTGACGACGAGCGTAGGCACGCCGATGATCGGGATATCGAGCGAGAATTTCGCCGCATCGTCGGCGGTCGGCCCGAACGGTGGGCGCCGGCATTGCATGTTGCCCGAGAGCGCGGCCGCGTTCCCCGCGGCATCGGTGCCCGTAATCTCGAACGTCGCCGATTTCAGCGCGTTGTCCCACAAGAAATTGCAGAGCCCGTCCGCCTCGGTGAAATCCTGATAGCCGGCCAGGGTGAGCGTGCCTTTCTCGGCCGTGGCGATTTCGCTCTCTTCGCACAGCGTTTTGATCGTCGCCGTCGTCGTATCGAATTTGACCGTCGCCTCGCTCACTTGGCATTCGACCGTGAGCGTCCCGACCGTAACCGTGAATTCTGCGGGCATGATGATTACTGCGCTTGCCATGTTGTTGTGATCCTTTCTAGGTGATCGAGTACCGCATCGAGAGCGTGAGCGTCGAGCGGAGCGCTTGAATCTCGCCGTTACGGGTGCGCTCGGGTACGGGCGCCTCGGCTCGATCGAACCGCCACGCCCGCGGCAAGCGTTCGAGCACGAGCTCGACGTGATCCTCTAAGTCGACGAGCGCGCCGATCGGCTCTTGCGCGTTCACGACGACGAGCGCCTCGATCGAGAACCGCACCACACGCCCGGGCCCGCTGTCGACCGCACCATCGAGCCACGAGGCACGCGACGGCTCGACCACGAGCGCCGGGAGTGCCTTGATGGCGTCCGTGTTCGGCGCCGTCGTGAAATCCGAGCCGGCGAGCGCCTCGATCAGTTTCACCCGCTCGTCGCCGAGGTAGCTCACGCTCGCCGCTACTGGGCCCATGAGCCCGGCGTGAGGTACGCCCCGAGCCGGGCCCGGGTCCAGCGGTCCCAGGCGATCGGCGGGACGACGGGCGCCCCGCTCCCGTCGACCGCCGCCGCCGGGGTCGGGCTCTCATTGTTGCGATAGGTGAGCACGGCCGCGAGCACGATCCCGTCGTGCAGGTCGGCCGGCCACGTATTCGGGTCGCGCCACTCCTCATCGAGCAACGGGCCGACGTGAGCCTCGGCCGTGTCCAGCGCGCCCTGTATGTCGGCGTCGTCGGCCGCGGGCGCGCCGCCGAGGCGCTCCCGTACCTCGGCGACGTCGACCGGGCCCTCTGGCATCGGCGCTACTTGCCCGAGCTCTTGCTCGTCGAGCCGTTGCCGTTGCCGTTCCCGGCCACCATTTCGCCGGCGTCGGCCCCGGCCACGGTCGAGGTAATGAGGATCACACCGCGCGCTTGGAGCACGACCGCGGCGAAATAGCCCCACACATTGAATTCGACGAGCTCGGGCCCGCTCTTCTCCTGAAATCGGAATTCGAGCATCGAGCTCTCAAACGACATCGCATCCGACGGCCCGGCGCCGATGATGATCTGGCCGGGATCGAGCCCCCACGTCGGGCGCGTCTCGACGCCGGCGATCGTGCCGGTGGCGTACGCCGCCGAGGTCGTGCCGGCCGCGTTCGTCGGCCCATTGAGCAGGTACGGGAAGAGCGGTCGACCGTCGGTACCATCGGCGCCGACGAGCGCCGCCCACACGTGCGAGCTCGGGAGGATCACACGCCCGGGCGCGAACCGCGTCCCCGGGAGCAGGCCGAGCGCGGCCCGGATCGCTTGCTCGGCCGCCACCGCCGTCGCCCCGCCGGCCGGGCCCGCCGTCGCCCCGGCCGCCAGTACGCCGGCCATTGTCGATTCTGTGCTCTGCGAGTACGACTCGCGCAGCGCGTCCGATATCACGCGGTCGGCCAGGCCCGGCGACGCGTCGAGGAGCTCGCGCGAGACCTCGGCCCGCCCGCTCTTCGCTTTCGGCGTGACCGTGACCTGATCGAAATTGACCACACCCGGTGTGTCGGGCTGACCCTCGACGTGATCGCCGACGAGCGAAGCCGGAGTCGTGTCCTTGAACCTCGGGACCGGGATCGGCCGATTGTCGGTTATGTTCGCCGAGGAGAACGCGCTCACGGCCGGGCGCAATTGCGCGATCTGATCGACGAACCATTGCCCACCCCACGCCGGGGCGATGATCTGCGGCCCGCTCGTCGAGTCGTTCGCCGCCGCCTCGATGTAGTCGCGTAGCTGGCTCTGGAATTGCGCGGCCCGCCGGCCGGCCTCGACGTCGTTTCTCGTCCCCGCGGCATAAATGTCGGCGAAGAACCCGACTCGACCGCTCACCCGGCCGGCCTCGAAATACGGCGACGGCTCTCGGACGATCCGATTGAGCGGGTCCGCGCGCACGCCGAGCGCGGCCAGTACCTCGGCCGTCGTCTGGCCCGCACCCGGCGCGGCCGGTGCCGGTGCCGGTGGCGCAGCGCTCGCCGGTGGCTCGGCCGGGCCGGGCGCGGGTGGACTCGGTGGCGCCGGTGGCTCGCTCGGTGGCGCCGGTGGCGGGTCGCTCGGGAGCGAGCCGGTCGGAGGCGCGTCGCCGGTGACGAGCTCGGGCCGGCCGTCGTCGTCGACACGCTCGGGACGAAACGCCTCGGCCGCGATCGCTCTCGGCCGTCGAGTGGTGTGTCGAGTCGTCGAGTGTGCCATATGTCCTGTTCCTTTCACGTACCGACCCGGGCGAGCGCCCAGGCCGGGAGAGTCACGAGTGAGACCTCGCGAGCGAGCGCCGCGTTCACGACGATTTCGCCGGCGAGCTCGGTCACGTCGACGATTTCGGCGCCGATCGAGAGACCATCGAGGATGCCGTCGCCCGCCATCGAGAGCGCCTCGTCGCCGTCGCGGGTGCGCGCCACCTTGAAGGTTGCGCGCAGTCCGTTTGGCGTGTCCTTGAAATCGAGCGGCGCCCCGAGCGGGCGAGAGCGGTCATGGTGGGCGAGCAAGCGGGCGCCCTGGTCGACGAGGATCGAGCCGCGCACGAAGCGCACCGGGAAATCCGCCCCGTTCACCCGGGCCGGGATATCCCACGGGACGACGAGCCCGCTGATCGTGCGCCGGCTCTCGTTCACGCCGCCGACCGGCGCCGCCGCCCATATCTGGCCCGGTGCGGGCTCTTCGGCGAGCTCGCCCCACAAGCGCAGCTGATTCGGGTGCACGATCACGAGTGCCGCCCGATGCCGAGCCAGGTCAAGAGTGCCACGCCGGCGACGACGCCGACCTCGATCAACAGGATCACGGTTTGCGCCGTCGTCACGGTATGGGCCCCGATCGTGCCGGGAGAGGCGCGGGAGCGGGAGCGGCCGGGAGAGGCGCGGGCGCCTCTTGGGCCGGTGGGCCCTGTGGCGCTTGCACACCGAACCCGAGCAGGTCGCGCGCCTCGGGCGCGTCGATCAGTCCCATCGGGTAGAGCGTTGCGACCATCGTCACGAGGTCGCTCGTCGCCGGCCGCATGAGCTCGGTCAGGTCGTACCGCACGTGTTGACCGTGCGGTACGACGTCATCGGCGCTCAAGCGCTGCTCGACCGCCACGAGGTACGGCGCCATCGCTTGAAGCGCTTGCTGGTTCTCGCCCTCAATGTTGCGATACGTGAGCGTGGCGCCTTGAGGCGACGCCGCCAGTAATCCGTGCGGGACGCCGGTCATCCGGGCGATTTCTAGGACCGCTTGCTGTCGGCTGTCGGCGAGCTGCATTTCGACGGCCGTGAAGCCGACGTGATCGACGTCGAGCGCGCTGTTGAGGTAGGCCGTCGTGCGTCGGGCCCGGCTCGATTTCCACGCGTCGAGGATGCCGGTCACCTTGTCGTCGGGAATGTCGACGCCGCTCACGTTTTTTAGCACGATCGTCGGCATCGGCTCGTCGGCATAGAGCTTTGCCGCCCGCTCTAGCGCCATCGCGGTACGGATGGCCCGGGCGCCGTCGACACACCAGCCCCGGCCGTTCGGCGCCCCGAACGCGATCACGTCGCGCTCGTCGAGCTCGATCCCGTCGACGAGCCATCCGAGGATGACGAGCCCGATACCGGGATACTGCTCGGTGCGCGGCGTGCACCGGGTCGGCTCGATGCGCCGCACGACGAGCGGGAACCCCGAGAAATCACGGAGGATCACCCGCCAGTAGGCCACGCCGGCCAGGCACATATCGGCCAGCGTCCACCAGATCGACGTGCACGCCGGCGTGTTGTTATCGCTCTCGGGATGCGACAAGAACGAGCCCGGCTCTAGCTCGACCGCTCCGCGCCAACGTTGCAGCGGGAGCGTCGAGCCGCGCCCCGCTATCACGTTCAAGGCGCCGGCGATCGACGACACGCCGAGCGCCTCGGTCGCGGTGACCGGCGCCTCGTCGCCCGTGCCGATGCTGAGCCCGGTGACCTCGGTCGGGAGCCCGCGCTCTTGGGCCCGGCGCTCGTCGACGCCGGCCTCGATCGCTCGACGTCGCCGGAAGAGTGCCATACGGCGCGCCAGGCTACGCCCCGGCCCTGGTCGCGACCGCTTGACTTGACTACCCGACGACGATCCTCGGCGCGATGTGCGGTCGGCTCACCCGGTGCGCGGCGATCGTCGTCGCCACGAGAGCCGAGATATCGGCCGAGCTCACGGCGCGCCCGAACGCCCACGAGTCGGCGACCGCCCGCCGGCCGACCGCCCGCGCCGCCGCGTCGAGCTCGTCCTGTCCCCGATGGGCGAGCCGGCCCTCGCTCACCAGGTCGTAGAACATTTGGCACGCCGCCACGTAGGCACTCGCTCCGTAGGGCTCGACGAGCGCCTCGCCCGCCGCCACGAGCTCGCCGAGGATCGAGCGAGCCGGCCCGGCCTCGGTCGCCACGATGGCGAGCGGCGCCCATTTCGCCCGGAGCTCGGCGAGCGCGGGCCCGAGCCACTCGACGCCCTCGCGCTGCTCGACGAGCTCGACGACCACCCGCTCGCCGGCGATCCCGGCCACGGCGATAGAGCTCTGAGAGCGGTCGTGCGCCACGTCGAACCCGAACACGAGCTCGCGCCCGATGCGGAGCTCGGGAGCCAGGCACGCCCGCCACGCCTCGGCCGAAATGATCGCCTCTATGCCGGCCGTCCAGCGGTTCAGGTGGGCCCGCTCGAATTCGCCCCGGCTCTCGGGCGAGGTCGCCATCGCGTAGGCGTGCCCGAGCTCGTCGAGCGTGATCGTCTCGCCGAGCGCCGGGTTCGCCGCCTCCCACGCCTCGACGTCGCTCGGGTCGAGCTCGGCCGGCGCCGCCCACTCGAAGAGCGCGAGCCGGTCGTCGGCCGCGCCCGGGAGGCGCCCGGCCTCGACGAGCTCTCGGAGCCACACGCTCTCGCTCGTGCCGGCGGTCGAGACGACCCACAATTGCGGGTCGCTCCGGGCGATCTGGGTAGGTGTCAGGGCTTGGGGCACGCGGTAGTCCTTGAGCGACCATGCCTCGTCGACGATGGCAAGGTCGAGCGAGTAGCCGTGAGCGCCACGCTCCGACGCGCTCGGCATGACCAGGCGCCCGCCCGTGGCCCGGAGCGAGAGCGCCTCGTTCCCGTTCGATCGAGTCGCCGTCGCGTCGAAGAGGTCGACGAGGCGCCGGCCCGTGAACGCGTCAGCGATCGGCGAGAACATGACTTCTTTGCCGACCGCCCGGATCGCCGAGAGCGCGCCGACCGTGCCGCCCGTAACGAGCCGGTGCGCGATGAGCGCGCGGAGAAGGGAGCTCTTCCCGTTCTGGCGCGCCACCGTGACGACGACGGTCCGCCATCGCCACCGGGCGCCCACTCGATCGAGCCCGCGATTCAGCACGAGCCTCTGCCAGCGGAGCGGGTCGAGGTCGAGCACGCCCCGGGCGATCGCCGCCGCCCTCGGTCCTTCCGAGCGCCGCGTCGCCTTCGGAGGCGCGAAGAGAGCCGGCCGCATTAGCCCAGGTCGCTCCCTGGCACTAGGGCCCGGCCCGGCCCGTTCGTCGCCTTAGGCGGGATCGTGTGGGGAGCCTTCGGGCCCATCGTCGAGCTCGAGCTCGGCCTCGTCCTCGAGCTCGGCCTCGGTCGTGTCCAGCCCGGCGAGCCACTCGGCGAGCTCGGTCGGCCCGGTCGCCTCGCTCACGATCCCGAGCCGGACGAGGATCACGTCGAGCCGGCGGTCGAGCGCGGCGATCGCCGAGCGCGGCGTCGACTCGTCCACGAGCATCCCGGCGAGCAACCGGGCGCGCGCGACGTCGACGCGATGCTCGGGCCCAAGCCGGCCCTCGCCCTTGCCCCGGCGGATGGCGCCGGCGAGCTCGCCCGGGACGGTCGGGAGCTTGGGCACTACAACCGGGGCCGGCCGAGGAGCGCCGTCAGCACGGCGACGAGCACCAGGACCACGACCACGATGCCCGCCACTAGCCCCACGCCGGTTGTCCGATCGTCAAGCGACCAGGTGCCGGCCTGAATCGAGCCCGCTCTCGGGCGCACGGATCATGCACGGCGCACAAGGCTACGGGCCCGGGGCGCTATTGGCAGGTTTTGGCCCCGGTGGGGGAATCCACGGGACTGAGCCACGTCGACACGCGCCC